GGGTGTACTTCTTGCCGTCGAGTAGAGATACAGGTTCTGCAATTTGAGTCATGTTGATTGCCTCTAGTTGGAGGGTACTTGCCGCAGCTTTCCCCGTTTGATTACTCGCCGAAAGTCTCTACGACCTTGCCCACGCCAAGCAGAAAGACTAGGTCTTCTTGCTTCGCAATTTCGGCTTTAAACATTGATTGCACAACGTGGCTAATCGCCTGTGTTGAAACATTTGCACGGACTAAGGTTCGATTTTCATCAGGCCCCGTTACTACGTAGATTCGCTTACTCATTTACTGCTCCTTAAAAGGGAATGTCATCGTCCATATCTGCTGCCGACTGCTTCTGAGGTGCAGCCTTCTTTGCACTACCACCTTCTTTCTTCTCAAGCTTGAGCGACATGTATTTCTGCCCACCCTTTGAAGTGCGTATCCAACTGGAGACGTTGTAGACAACACCCTCAACGTCAACAGTGCCCTTGTAGTCAGGGCGCTTCTCATTGCCCTCCTTGTCGTTCTTGAACAGCGCACCAGTGTTGGTGTTGTCGTAATCGCTCATGCTGCTTTCCTCGCGTTGAGACGGTTAATAAAATCTTCCACCTCACGGAGGAAGGCGTTCACTTCTTGCTCGTATTGAGTGATCAGCGCCTGGTTGCGAGGAACACGCTTTACGAACATTTGAAGATGCTCCGGTAGCCTTGGGTCAAAGGACACAAAGTCGCACCACTGGCGGCCCGTACAAGCCATCTGCCACTGCATTTGGGGGATGTACTGCTCAGGGGCTTCGCCTGATAGCAGGGTGTTGACGTGGGTCTTGGTCTTGGGGCACTTAATCTCAATGAGACCGTGCTCTTCAACCAACCCATCGGGTGATGCCCCTGCCATCGCAATGAAGGGGTGCTCAACCATCGCAACTTGCACAACCTCTACAAAGAACCGCTCTTCGTATGCAGCCCGTGCGAAGGGTTCTTTCTCAACACCCCATTGCATATCCTTGGTCTGAAAAAAGTCCAGTGGCTGCCCTGTAAGGCGCTCTGTGACGGTCTCAATCAGATAGTCCTCGCGGCTTGATGATGGCTTGCCGCTCTTTAATTTTGCGGTTAGGTCGGCAATGCGCGATGCAGTCACTTTGCCTAACCGTGAGTTGATCCACTCTTGCGATCCTTGAATAATTTCACTCATGCTTTCTCTCCTTGTAAATCTTCTTTGCGTGCCTTACACATCGTGACCAAGTACTCCTTCTCGCCTGACTTGGTGGCTGCGTCCAACCATTTCTTGTAGACGGCGGTCAACGCTGCATCATCTTTCGCTGCGATCACTTCACTCGTCGCCTGGTCAGGTAGCCAAATAATCTCTGCTTCAGCTTTAGCGGCCTTCTTAGCGGGTGCTGAACGCGCAGCAGCATGTCCATCGTCATCAGGCTCACCTGTTGAGACACCGAATGCCGCCAAAATTCCATAACGCTTTGCATAGGTAATCGCCGAACCGTAGCCCTGCGCGTCTTGCTTGCTGGCAGGGATGCTCAGGATGCCGCATGACAACTCTTCGCCCGACTCATGCAAGATGACCGTCTCAATCTTGATCCCGCCTTCGCAATCGTGAAACTTCTGGACGAACCCAAGACCATTGGCTTCAAGTGCGGGCTTGATGCAATCCATGACCGATTCAAGGTTTGCGTACTTGCTCTTGAGGTGCGGGTTGATCGCTGATTTTTCTGCCTTACCAATGGCAGACTGTGCCTTCACGAAGGCGCTGAAAATGTTTTTCATTGATTACCTTAGATGTAGAGTGCGAGAAAACAGAAGCTGAGATACAGACAAGCAACGAAGGCGGCTGCGCCGAACCAAGCGGATAGTGGAATCTTGTCGTTCATGGGAGGATGCCTTCGATAGTTGCGCGAAGGTCTTGGTGAAGAGGGTGTGCATCGGGGAGCATGCAGATCAGTTCAAGCAGCAACTGAAAGTTCGCGGGCTTCATGTCGGCGATAAAGTCTGACTCGCGCTGAATGTCTCCTGCCCAATGTGCGGCTGAGATGCCGTCACTATCGTGTCCATCGCGTAGTGCGAGTAGTTCTAAAACTTGCTCAACCGTTGTATCTGTCTCCCACCGTAGGTGAGCATCACCATGCATGTTCTGACTTGATGCGCCTTCAAAATAAATATTGATTGTCTTCAATTTTTGTAATCCTGTTTTGACTTTGTTCAGTTGGAACAGGACGGATATTACCTGTGGGTTCTAATTATTGTCAACACCCATAGGTAAATGTTTTTGGTAAAAAAAACAACACTCAAAAGGAGTGTCATTCAGAGGGCAAATCATCGCTGCCTAGCAAGCTTCCTAGGTAAGAATCGTATTCTTCCTTAGACAAAAACTCACCGCCGGGCAATCGCTCAAGTTCTTCGCCTAACCGACTCCGCGCCCAGGAAGGCGGTCACCATCGATAGAACGGTGCTTTCAATTGAGGCTTGCTGTGCTTGGGAGAGTTTATGGAACCTCGCTGGTGTAACTGACTTGAACGGCCATTCTGTTGTGTTAGTTATGTCTTTGCCGTCTAGCCAACCATGCGGAAGATTGAAGACTGAGTCAATCACTTCAATCATGTCATCTGCAATGCGTTTCTTTCCCACTTTTCCAGCAGGGTAGAGCATGCGTAGAACGTACGTAGGGTTTCTGTCTATCCTTCTGGCTAGTTCAGATGTATTGCCACCACACTCGCGGTCTCTAATCTCAATAAGACGGAGTCTACGTACTTCATATTTATCCATTCTCATATCATCACCCTATCGCGGCTGTAAGTCTAGTAATCCATTCGGCGTACAAAGCTAAGATTCTATTAATTATACCTAAAGGTAAATTTTACATCAAATTATGACCTATAGGTGTTGACATGATTAATACCCATAGGTAAGCTACGACCTTCTTGACAGGAGGATCGATGAAAAAACCGGGACCAAAGCCCTACGTAGAACTGAAGTATCCAAAGTTGAAGGAGTTTCTCGAAACGATGCCGTCCGAAGAAGAGAAGCATGTTTTTGCTGCTCTCTGCGGAACAACTCTTGGCTACCTACGCAACGTCCAGTACACGTCCAAAAAATTAGGTGCAGAAATTTCTGTTGCCATCGAAAAGCAGTCGGGCAAGCGAGTGACTAGGCAAGACCTTCACCCCGACGACTACGACGAGATATGGCCTGAGTTGCACAAAAAGTATGGACGGGTCTGAACCTATGACTCTTCATATAAAAAACTGGGAATCATTCCAGCATTACAAAGACCGCGCCCCACCTTGGATCAAACTCCACAAAAGTTTGCTTGATAACTACGAATACCAATGCTTGCCTGTTGCTAGCAAGGCGATAGCACCAATGATTTGGCTGCTTGCAAGCGAAGATGTTGACGGAGCAGTCTGCGGTGATCTACTAAAGATTGCTTTCCGTCTCAGGATGACCGTAAAAGAAGTTGAAATTGCCTTGAAACCGTTGATAGATGCGGGTTTCGTGGTAACAGATAGCACCGTGCTAGCAGACTGCAAGCAACACAATACGCCAGAGACAGAGACAGAGACAGAGACAGAGACAGAGAACTACATATCGCCTTCGGCTCAGTTTGCAATGTTTTGGGAAAAGTATCCAACCTCAAAACGAAAAGCTGCCAAGACCAAGTGTTCAGAAGTTTGGAAGCGTAGGAAGTTGGACAAGGTTGCAGACACAATCTTCGCTCACCTTGCATCGGTTGACGATGACTACCGCAAAGAATCGTGTCGCTACTGTCCTGCACCCCTTGCATACCTCAACGGTGAGAAGTGGGATGGCTTCACCGCAGAGGCTGCATACGATCCGTTTGAGGGGGCGATATGAACGGTCACCAATCGATCATCGAAGCCCGCATCTACGGCAGAACCATCCCGCACATTTGGGTGCATGCCTTCACATGCAATCGCCCTGCTGAACTGTCCTACATGCTTGACCCTGAAAACCTACTTGAACTTGGGTTGCGTCCAGAGGTTCACGTCTACGCCAATGACAACCTTGCCCGACTCGATATGCGGTTCGTCATGGGGACAACTGTCCACCTGTCGGGTGAAGACTCAGAGCGGCTCTACCGGCTGATCAACCATCTCGCCAAGTACAAGCCATTGCGCGTTCTCGCAGTCGTAGAAGGCTCTCTCGTCGATGAAGTTCGGGAGGCTGCATGAGAACCTTTGGTGACAACGCGTTCAACCAGTACATGATCGATGCCGAACCAATCTCCAAGGTTCTACCGCCCAGCGCCTGGTCAGAAGAAATTGATGACTACCTGAAAAACGGCAATGAGATTATCGGTGCAAAACTTCCTTGGGGCGTGACCCATAACAACATCCGCTTTCGTGGTGGCGAAGTAACCCTGTGGCAGGGTATCAACGGACATGGCAAGTCTCAGGTGCTTGGACAGGCTTGTATCGGGTTTTTAGAGCAGGGGGAAGGGGTATGCATAGCCTCCTTTGAAATGAAGCCCGTAGCGACCTATTTTCGGATGTTGCGACAAGCCGCGATGACCAACTCCCCGACCAAGGAATTTTCAGACAAGCTTGTGGAGTGGATGGAGGGTAAGTGTTGGATTTATGACCACTTGGGATCGGTTGAGATTCAGCGAGTCATTGCAGCCATCCGTTATGCCGCTATCGAATTGAAGGTCAAGCATTTCGTTGTGGACAACATGATGAAGTGCGTCAAGGGTGAGGATGACTACTCCGGTCAGAAACACTTTGTAGACCGTGTGTGCGCGTTGTCGCGAGAGCACAACATTCACGTTCACTTGGTTCACCACGTTCGCAAGGGTGCGAGTGAAGAGGCGATACCCGGCAAGTTCGACAGCCGTGGCTCAGGCACCATCACCGATCAGGTGGACAACATCCTCACGGTCTGGCGCAACAAGGGCAAGGAAGCCAAGGTCAGGGCAGGGAAGGCTGACGAGCAAACCCTCATGCAGGGTGACGCAATCATCCAGTGCGACAAGCACCGCCACGGCGAGTGGGAGGGCAAGATCAAGCTGTGGTTTCACCCTGCATCGCTCCAGTACGTTGCAAACCCCTCTGGCAGACCGTTCAACATGTTGGAGGGGCAACTCTGATGAAGATCACTCTGACTGAAGGCGAGTACGCCAAGTGCGTGAGAGACGGCACAGACCGGTGGTTGATCAACCGCATCAAGTCCAACCCAAAGTCATCCATCGTTAAGCCCGGAATCATCGATAACGAAGTGATCGGATTGATGGCTGAGATGGCTTTCTCAAAGTGGAAAAACATTCCGATGCCAGCTGACATTTTGAATTTTGAAGGGTCATGTGACTTTGTCATTGGCAACTTCCGAATCGACATTAAAGCGACCAACAACAAGGGTGGTCACCTGATTGCACCGACGAGCACCAAGCTTGAAAAGGCAACCGTGTACCTACTTGCAATCGTTGATGGCTTGACCGTTGATTTTGTAGGCTGGGCTTTGGCATCGGAGTTGCTCCACAAGGACAACATCGTGCAGCTTCAGACCCCTGCATACCGAATCATGCGTAGCGACCTTAGACGATTCAAAGAGGAGGTGGCAGTATGAGATTCGGATCAGTATGTTCGGGAATCGAAGCGGCCTCTGTCGCATGGCATCCCCTTGGTTGGACGGCAGCATGGCTTGCAGAGATTGAGCCATTCCCTAGCGCCGTGCTTGCCCACCACTACCCAGACGTTCCCAACCTTGGCGACATGACCACCATTGCGACACGCGTGTTGACGGGCGAAGTAGAAGCCCCTGACGTGTTCACAGGTGGCACACCTTGCCAAGCTTTTTCAGTTGCGGGTCTGCGAGAGTCACTCGCCGATGACCGCGGAAACCTTACATTGAAATTTGTGGAGTTAGCAGATGCAATTGAC